CTCATGTCGCCAACCGATAGCAGATAGAATAGGATCTAGAGGATCTAGAAACGTTTTCTCGAACTGTTTCTCGTAGTCGATATAGTTATGTAACTTCATCTCTTGGGGAAGATACTGTGGAAATGCAATGGTATTCTCTTTGATAGGATTAGGAAGTCTCATGTAAGCAAACTTGATCTTCTCTCCATTTTGGATAATGCCATATCGTTTGTCTAAGCCTAACCGTTCTATTTCTTTATTGTAGTTGATAGCACCACGTACATGAATAGGACAAGACTTTCTATATGGCTTGTGCTTATTGTTTGCATTTGGTGTTTCCATCCACTTGTCAACATCACTTACTCCACGTGGAAATGATACATCTTCGGGAGAAAGTGTATTGAACTCTTTTCTGAAGTCTGCGATATATTGCTGAGTGGTTTCCTCTGTGCCGTTAATGATAACCTTAAAGATCTCTTTAAGTTTGGTACGGACAACCATAGGTGTAGAAGACTTGATAGCCTCAATGCCCATAATCTTAAGTTTAGGTTCGGCATACTGAACACCTTCGTTGTTGTGTACGTTTAAAATGTATCTCTTCTTGGCAGTCCAAATACCACGGTCTGCGATAACCTCACGCTCCATAACCATACGTGGCATGTAGGCATTCATGTGAGTAAACATTTCTGAATAGGCAATCTCTAGCTTCTTAACGAAATGTTCTTCACATATCTTATCTAGCCCTTTGACTGGATCTTTAAGATTAAGCTTCTGGACGATATCTTTGAATGCAACGTATAGTGAGTCAGTATCAATTGCAATCACATAGTCTTTATCTTTTGTTTTGAGAATAGAATTCATCTCTTTGTTAACAGCCTTCTCTGCCCACAAGATGGACAACTGACCAGATAATGTGATACCTTCTGCCATACGCAAATCGTAGTATCGGAAGTACCTATTACCCAATGCGCCATACAAAGAGTTGAGCAAGATCTTAATAGCCATCTGTTGGTTCTCAAGATTGTTGATCAACTTCTCATCTTCGATAGATCCTGTTTTCTCAAAACGTTTCTTGGCTTCGATCATCTTACCCTTAACAGCTTTACGTTCTGCATAGTAATCTACAATGATCTTTGGTAGTATTCCTTGCTTGTCTTTACGATACTGCGAACCGTTAGCCGCAACCGAATACTCACTATTAACTGGGGATCCATTCAAGTAACGTTCCACACCACCATCTATCATACCGGGCATAAGTGTCTCTGGAGACATATTGTACTGCACAATCAAGTTAGGATAGAGTGAAGCCAGATCGAAAGATACAACCCAATCGTGAGCACCTACCATAGGATCCTTTACGTAACCGCCTGGGTATGACATCTTAGGGTGATCTTGCATAGGCGGAACGATGATATTGTCTAGTGATAACTTTCGATATATGATAGAGTCCCATATAGCAGTCGTTCCGAATGTATCAGATACGTTAACGCCACCACGATATGTCATAGTCAGAACTAGAGCGATCAAACCCATCTTCTCATCAATACGTTCCACAACTTGAACATCACGGATGTTATAGTCGATAAACTTTTGGTGGTCATTCTTGTACAATTCATGAAGAGAACCATGCTCTGCATAAGATAGCTTACGTTCACCCAGAACTGTGTGTGCAATGTGATCAAGTGCATATGACTCTTGGGTACCATAACTATAGCCAAACTTCTTGAATAGCTCCATGTAGTCAGCTTGTTGAATACCAATCAGATCATAGAACTGATGCTCTCTACCCATAATGGTCTTGTTACGATCATTGACCATCTTCCAAGGGGAAAGTCTTTTTACTGCTTGAGGCGTACCAATACGATACAAACGATTAACCAGATAAGGTACGTCAAAGAACTTGATGTTCCAACCTGTTATAATATCAGGTGGGTTCTTCTCCCAATATGCAAGAAACTTTGTAAGTAACTCTTCTTCACTATCGCATTTAGTATACTGAATAAGATCGTCACCCATCTTAAGTTCTGACTTCTCATGATCATAATCATCAAGACCCCACACACGATACACACGAGACTTACTTGATTTCAAAGCAATTGAGATAACTGGAAACAATGCGTCTTCTGGCTTAGGAAAACCTTCTGAAGAAGCAACCTCAATATCGAAGTTGACAATGTTTACATACTCTTTCTTAAACTTGATATCTGTAGGGAAACGTTCAGTTATAAACTGTGAGACATAGTTGTGGTTTCCATAGATCTTGAATGCTTCAAGTTCTTTGTACTTGTCACGAAAGTCATTGGCTTCACGCATAGACGGAAACCTTTTAGGTTGTAAAGGCCAACCATCAAGGCCACGACATGGCGGATTATCTTTGTCTTGGGATGTAATATACAGAGTAGGTTCATACTTGATTCGCTTTTCTATAGCGGCACCGTTATCGTTATACCCACGATATAGTAGCGAATTGCCATACTTGTTTATTGATGTGTAAAATGACATGTAGAATCCTTCAATTGTTAGTTACATTATATACTAGATTGACCATGATGTCAATTGAAAAAGGGTTGCAATCTAATGAAGCAACCCTTTAATCTTAAAGATCTTTAGTGTCCGTTAGCATAAGATACTTGGCTTCTTCATAGTATCCCATCCTATGCAGTTCGGATGCGGCACGAGCCTTACCTACTGATAAGAAGAAGCTATTAAAGCCACTAAATAATCCACCTAAAGGTGCGTTAACAAAGTTTAGAATTGCTGTAGACATTATACTGATCCTCTCAAGTTTGAATTTGTTTTAACTGCGGCGACGAAGTCGTCACTGAAGTTAATCCTATGTCTCAAGTGATCAATCTGACCATTCGCAATACCGTAAATATCTCCACGACATAAACCAATATCGTTTAAGTCTTTATTAGTAAGTGAGTTCAACTCTTTAATAGTCTCACGAACTAGTGCTGAATGTTTACGGTGTGCTCTCAAAGATTTGAAAGCTTCTAAAAATGTTTCGATTGCCCGAACCGAAAAGCTATGGGCTGTTAGTATGTGTTGCATTAGGTTTATCCTCTGAACCAATATTGATTTTACGAGGACGCTGATCTTCTGGGATGATAAACTTCAATTGAATTGCTAGAATACCGTCTTGAATATCGGCTCCGTGCACTTGCACGTGTTCTGATAGCCTAAAGGTGCGTTTGAACTTCTTAGTGGAAATACCACGGTGAACGTATTCACGACCTTTTGTTTTGTGTTCTCCAGTTACAGTTAATGTCCGTTCATGCAACTCAATGTCAATTCCCTCTTTACTGAAACCTGCGACTGCTAACTCAATAAGATAGTCACTCTCAGATGTCTTGAGGATATTGTGAGGTGGATAATGATCATGGGCATGTTTAGTAACATGATCCAATTCTTTAAAAAGGTGATCAAAGCCCACGAATGCGGCGGATGGAAATAGCCCTGTGGCTGTAGTTTTGCTTATCATAATAGTTTCTCCTGTAAAGCAAGAAGGGGTTAATAGCCAGAGTAATTCTGCACTACGCCCTTATTTAGTCATTTAGTGTTTTTTACTTATTGCCTATGTTGTACTTGGGACATAGTTCCCACTTCACCTTCTCTTTGAAGGGAATGATTTTGATCTGCCTTAGAGCGGCTAGAGGCTCTAAACTTTGACCAGATACAATTGTCACTAATCCCCAATCGGACATTAATGTTGCAATCGTATTACGTCTGGCAAGATCGTTTTCTTCCAAGTTAGACTTCTTACCGTCTAACAAGAATAGTTCTTTAAAATGTACAATGAAGTACCTACCTTGCTTGTGTAGAATGTGACAAGACTGAAACAGTTTGTTATCTTTCCTACTAGCAACGCCGATACGAGTCAGAGTTTCCCTAATCTTAAGGAAGTCGTCTGGTTCGTTTAGAGTGATTTCAAGCATATGCTTGGGGTTCCACTCTACAATTTTAGTTTCTTCGTTTTCCACCCTTATTCACCTTATTAGTTATTATAGTTAGTTGGTCAGGTGACAATAGAGTCAAAGCTTGTCGGGCTAATTCGTTACTATACCCATAATATTCCTTGACAGCATCAATATCACTTTCAGTAGACGCTTTAGTCCACTTTGAGAAACGTTTTCTCTTTCTTATGATATTTATAAGAAAATCAAATTGTAGTTTGCTGTCTAGGTGATGATATAGGTTCATCTCATTAGCGGCACGAACAGTATCAGGAAAGTAACTTAATGATCTGTTGACCATAAAGGAAGAATATGACTTCTCGGTCATATCATCCACAATGATGTTCTTTTTAGTCTGATTTATGGCAGTAGTGAAATCAAATGGGCTTAATCCTTTACTCATCAATACCCCCATCCATTCCAGGCCACATTACCCTTTCCATTCTCTCAAGTAATAGAGCTTCTGTCAAGTCTGTAGAATGACCTTGTTGAATATCTTTACCACTATAATACAACTGTGGATAAGTCTTGTGATTATTAGGCAATGGGTGATTATGTAGGATCTCATATTCCACACCCCAAGTGTCTAGTTTCTCTTGTAACATATGACAATACACACAACGATCTTTTGTAAATAGAACAGGTTTCATTATATAAACTCCACGTTAGCCATAATCTCAGTCATACACGCAACAACGTTTAGCTCATGATCTGCGACAAAGGCATTCTTGTATTGATAGTCAGCTAGGATCAATACTAATTGAGGGATGGATTGTGGTGCAACTTTATCTGACATAGAGTCGTAGATACCACGAAAGATTGCAGAAGCATCAACATCAATATTGTTGACAACCCATGTACGCATCTTCTTAAAGTTCTTAACCTTAAGATGTGCTAGGAGATCATTATACTGATCACTAGTGCCCACCATGCGGCTGTTAACAACCAAGTGCCCACTCGTTCCAGAACGTTGTGCCTCATTAAGAATCCTACGCCAGTCTGGTGCGTGACGAAGTATGATGTCTGCGGCTTCTTTAATCTCATATGTTACACTTTCGGCCTTCAGAATGTTACAAAGACGCTTCAAGAAGGTTTCGGCTAGTCCTGCCATTTGCTTCTTAGTTGTATTAAACTCATATACACC